GATGGCAAGGACGGCAGTACAGACACTGGACAGGGATAAGAATAAAGGTGTAAGGGAAATGCCTGGATGTCAGATCAAAGCAGTAGAAGACGGAGGCAAAGAAAGGACATTCCAGCTTTCGTTTTCATCAGAGGAGCCTTATGGGCGTTGGTTTGGGACAGAGATACTTGACCACTCGGATGGATGTATGGATATGGGACGCCTGGATTCTATAGGTGTGGTTTTATATAACCATAAAAGGGATGACGTAATTGGAAAGATAGACAGGTCATGGATTGAAAATGGCAGGGGATATGCTGAAATTACGTTTGATTCAGATGAACTTTCAGAAAAGATTTACCAGAAGGTTAAAAACGGGACGCTTAAAGGTGTATCGGTTGGTTATACAGTAGACAACTGGGAAGAGGTAATGGCAAATAAACAGTCAGCAGATGGAAGGTTTAAAGGGCCATGTTCGGTAGCAAGGAAATGGACACCTTATGAAATCAGTATTGTTTCAGTCCCAGCAGACCCAACTGTGGGTGTTGGGCGTTCCATTAATGAAGAAGGCACAGATGATGTTTATGAAACATATAAAAGACAGATCCAGTGCAATGAAAACATGTTAAAACAAGGAGGTAACCAGGAATGACAAAGGAACAGATAATTGCCCGCCAGAAAGAACTGCTTGCACAGGCACGTGCAGCAGGCAGGGCAATGGATGCTGATGAGAGGGCAGAATTTGATTCATTGCAAAGGGCACTTGATAATATTACAGCTGATGGTGCAGATGGTAACCCTGGAAATGGTACAGCACAAAGGGCAGAAGAGGATAACGGGAACCAGGATGGCAGCAATGAAGGAGAGGAAGACGGGGATGGCAAGGACAGCAATGAAAAAGCTGCCAGGGCTGAACGCATGCGTATACGCCAGATTGAAGATATGTGCCATGATTTTGGGATGGATGCGCGTTCTTACATAGATAATGGAAGTACTGTGGAGAGTGTAAGGGCAGCAGTTATTGAACATATGAGGGCAAATGGTGCACCAATACACACAGGCATACAGGTAGTTGACGCAGAACAGGATAAGTTCCGCAGGGCAGCCACAGATTCGCTGATACTGCGTTCTGGCATGACGCTTGATAAACCAGCAGATGGCGCAAGGGAGTTTATGGGTATGCATATGCGTGACCTTGCAATTGAATGCCTGCAGATGGATGGTACAGATGTATCTAACCTGAACCGTAAAAGTACAGATGAACTGTATTCCATGCTGCAGAGAGGTTTTTATAACCCAGAGGCAGCATTCCCTTCAATTCTTGATAACACTATAGAAAAAGCATATACGGAGGGGCACAGGAAGGTATCTGTAACATTTGACAGAATCACAAAAAAAGGGACTTTATCTGATTTTAAGACACATGATAATTATTATATTGCAGGACCAGTAGGTGAGTTCCTGGAAGTGCCAGAGAACGGCGAACTGAAACATGATGTATTTAAAGATGATAAACTGCCAACAAGGAAGTTAAAAACTTATGGCCGCCAGTTTACACTGTCGCGCAAAGCATTTATTGATGATGATATAGGGCTTGTCACCTCTGTCCCTGCAAGATATGCCGCCGCCGCAAGGAAGACCTTAAATAAACAGGTGTACCAGATACTGGTAAATAATCCTGCTGTTTATGACGGGGTGCAGTTGTTTTCACCACAACATAAAAACTTGTTAAAAACTGGCACAGGTGTAACACAGGAAGCCATGCAGACAATGATTATGGCACTGGCAAACCAGCATGACCAGTTTGGTGAGGCAATAATTATCAACCCTTCAAAAATAGTAGTACCAAGCGGCATGCAGTTTGATATGTATACACTTTTTAACAGCCCTGTAATACATACCCCGGATAATACACAGGCAGTGAATCCATTGTACCAGTACCGCAGCCAGCTGGAAGTTGTGGAAGACCCAGTGGTTAATGCGCTTTGTGGGGGAATGGGCAATGTAATGCCCTGGTGGCTTCTTGGCGCATCTGGCGATACAGATTTTATAGAAGTGGATTACCTTAATGGCCAGGAAATCCCAACAATACGGAGAATGGAATCACCAGGGCAGTTAGGTTTTGTATGGGACATTTACATTGACTGGGGGATAAGTGTAATGGATTTCCGTGGTGGTATAAAGAACCCTGGCGTTGCGGTAAAAACTAAGCTTGAAATGGCATGAGGAGGGGATATACATGGGCAAAGCAGCATTCTGGCAGAGGGGTGAAACCATTGATTATACCAATGGTACAACAGATATAATTGAAGCAAATACAATAATTATTTTTGGGAACCGTATTGGTGTGGCAGGTACAGATATCCTGCCAGGCGAAACAGGAAGCCTGCATGTAACAGGGGTGTTTGAATTTCCTAAATCCAGTGGGGCTGGTGAAATTGCCGCTGGTTCAGAAGTTTATTATTCAGAAAGTGATGGCGGGATTGTGGCCAGCCCTGGTGCCACAGCTGCCAGTACAGACAGTGAAGACGGGGAAACAATAGCTGCTGTTAGCAATGTAAAAGCTGGTTTTGTTGTTTCTGGTGCAGCATCTGGCAGCAATACAGTACTTGTAAAGATTAACGCATGAGTACAGAACTTATTGCATTACGCCCTGTGCTTTATCTTGCACACCAGTACAATGCAGGTGACAGGCTGCCTGTTAATAATCCAGGAATGACAGAAGCATGGCTTAAAGCAGGAAGTGCAACATGGAAAGGACAGGGAACAGGCACAGTTTTAAAAGCTGTCCCTGTGACAGCAATGCCAGGGCAGGCGGGGATGGCATCTGATGGGACAAATGACAGCCTTGCAGGGATAATACCTGCAACACCAGAACGTAAAAAGGCTGTTTCAAGGAAAAGGAATAAAGGTACAGTGGATGGACTTTAAAGAAATAATCAGGGATGATATCAAAAAGGTTTTTTTAGATCCAGCAGAATTTGGTGAAGAACACACAGTCAATGGGAAAAAGATGGTTATTATCATTGATGACAATGAGCTTACCGAGCGTGAAAAAAGGATAAAAAGCCATATGGATGGCATATACAAAAAACAGACACTTATATATGTCCATGCCCTGGATTTTGGACCTCTTCCAGGTATTGGTAAACCTGTTGTAATTGATGGTTCAACTTTTATTGTTACTGACAGTATAAATGAAGGTGGTGTGTATTCGCTGCATCTGGAGGTGAATAAAAATTGAGTGTTATTGTTAAAGCGGCAAACTTAAGCCAGGTAGAAAGAAGACTTGGCTATATGAAGGAAAAAGCCCCTAAAGTGCTTAAAATGGCAGTTAACGATACTGCAAAGAAGGCGCGTTCAAGGCTTGCTAAAGAGGCAAAGAAAAAATATGTTGTGAAGGTTTCTGGTTTTAAGAGCGTCATGGGTATAAAATTTGCCACAAATAATAATCCAGAGGCTGTTATACATGCAAGTGGCAAAAAAATCCCGCTAGCAAAGTTTTCTTATAAGGATGGGGAACAGGGCACAGGGAAATATTTTAACCCTACATTGCGCAGATACCAGACAGGTGCAGGTGGCATAAGCGCAACGGGAAAAATACTTAAAGGTACAAGGTTCAAAGCATCTTCATCAGCGAAATTAAAATGGTTTGTGGCTAAGATGGGAAGTGGGCATATTGGGATTTTTAGCAGGAATGAAGGCATGAAACGTGGCCAGAAAGGTGAGATTTCTGAAAAGATGGGTGCTTCCATACCAGAAATGATAGGAAACGAAAAACATGTATATGGAATTGTAGAGCCACATATACAGGATGATTTAAAGGAAGCTGTAAACAGGCATGTCATGCGTGCTTTAAGAGGGGAGATTTAAAATGGTTGCAACATTTTTGCAGGATGAACTGGCAGAAGAACTTAGTAAGATTTTTAAAGGTTTCAGCCTGAAAAGCCCAGATGGCGGCATTGATAAAATACATGTTTTTAAACAGCTTCTTCCAATGCCAGAACCTATAAGACAGGAAGAAATACCACCAGAACTTTTAGAAAATGGCCTGGCAGACGGGTTGACGGGTCCTGATCCATATCCATACATAATAGTACGCATTGATGATGGTGAAATAGAAAATGCATACAGTGCGCAGACAGCCAGTATTAACCTGCTTATTGGGATATATGAGCCAGATTATGACAAGCAGGGACATAAAGATGTACTGAATATAATAGCAAAAATTTATGAAAGGTTTGCAAAAGTGCCAGTGCTTAATGGAAAGTATACTATCCAGTACCCAATAACATGGGCTTTGCAGGAAGAGGAATCATACCCTTACTATTTTGGGGGTATGGGCATGGCATTTGAGATTGCATCAATAGTAAGGGAGGACAGATACGCATGAGCGAAAAGAAACAGGTACAAATACCTGCAATGGACAGTGGGGTATCAAAACCAGACAGTACGTTGCCAGATACAGGCAATAAAACAACAAAACCAGGTGGGGCAGACACAGGACCAAGAGTTTATATAGGGCCTGATATTCCCGGTGCAAAACAGTATACAGTTTTTAATAATGGCTTACCGGAAAGCCTTAAAGAAAAGGCTAAGGAAAAGCCGTTTTTTAATTCTTTGATAATTCCAGTGGGAAAGCTGGCGCAGGCAAGCATGGAATTAAATACAGAAGGAAGTGCCTTAAATATTTTGTTTAAAAAAGCAGTTAAAGAAATACAGGAGGGATGATAGTATATGGCTTATAACCGTGGAGTGAAAATATTAGAAAATCCCACAAGCCTGGCAGCGCCAGTCCTTGGGACTGCTGCCCTGCAGGTAGTTGTAGGTGTTTCACCTGTAAACCTGGCAGAAGACCCCTATAACGCAACAAACATACCAAAGCTTGCACACAGCCTGGCAGAGGCTTCGGCAGCAGTAGGTTACTCGGGGAACTTTAAAGATTATAACCTTAACCAGAGCATAAATGCTACATTTGCAAAATTTGCAGTTGCCCCAGTTATATTAATAAATGTGCTTGACCCTAAAAGACATAAAACAACAGTATCTGAAACAGCCTGTGGTGTGGATAACATGCAGGCTGTTTTGCAGTCTGAGGGTGTTTTGCTGGATACCGTTATTGTGAAAGATGGGGAAAACACATTACAGGAGGGGACAGATTATATTGCCAGTTTTGACGGCGCAGGGTTTGTGGTTGTTACGCTTTTAGAAGCTGGCAGTGCAGCAGAAGCAAAAAGTTTAAATATTTCTGGTGACAGGATAGACCCGTCAAAGGTAACATCTGGTGATATTGTTGGTGGTTATGATGTGTCTGCGAAGAAAGAAAGCGGGCTTGAACTTATACGCCAGATATATCCGCTGTTTGGCATGGCACCAGGGATTATAACTTCACCAGGGTATTCAAAAGACCCTGTGGTTGCATCAGTCATGGCGGCAAAATGTTTAAATATCAATGGTGTATTTACATGTGAATGCATAGTTGATTTAGACTGTACGCCAGACGGGGCAGTAACGTATTCTGATGTAAAAACCATAAAGGAGAAGTCTGGTTTTTCAAGCTGCCATATGGAACCAGTATGGCCAAAGGTAAGGGCTGGTGATGATGTATATTATTACAGTGCCATTTATTCTGCGCTGGTGGCTTACAATGACATAGTTAATGATGATGTGCCAAACCTAAGCGCAAGCAACAAGCCACTTCCAATAACAGGGCTGTGCCTTGATGATGAGGGAAATAGTGGAATTGTCATAGACCAGGAGCAGGCAAATGTTGTAAACAGCTACGGTGTGGTTACTGCCATTAACTGGAACGGTTTCCGTTCATGGGGTAATAACAGTGCAGCATACCCGGCAACAACTGACCCAAAAGACCGCTGGTTCTGTTGCAGGCGCTTTTTCAGCTGGTGGGGCAACAGTTTTATTTTAACCTATTTCCAGAAGGTAGATGACCCTGCTGATTTCAGGTTAATTGAATCAATATGTGATGCTGAAAATATAAGGGGCAATTCATATGTGGCACAAGGCAAATGCGCAGGGGCAAGGATTGAATATATAGAAGATGAAAACCCCATAACAGATATAATAAACGGGAAAATACAGTTCCACCAGTACCTTGCACCATACCCGCCAGCGGAGTACATATTAAATGTACTGGAATTTGACCCGTCAATGCTTGAAGCGGCTCTGAGTGGAGGTGAATAGATATGTATAACATACCATCAAAGATAAATATGTTTAACGTCTACAAAGACGGGACACAGCTTGTGGGGATTTCAGAAGAGGTTACACTTCCAGATTTTGAATCACTCACAAGCACAACAAGCGGCCCCGGGATACTGGGTGAGGTTGATGACCCAACAATAGGGCATTTTTCAAGCATGGAGATAGAGATACCTTTCAGGACAATGGACAAAGATCTGTTTATACTGTCGGATGATATTTCATCCGTTGATGTTACATTAAGAGGCTCAATCCAGTATACAGTAAACACGACAGCTGCAACTACTGAAAAAGGTATGCGTGTTGTAATACGTGGCAAAAACAAAGGTCTTACTGGTGGAAAAATGAAACAGGGTGAAGGGACCGGGAGCAGCATAAAGTTAGAGGTACTTTATATCCTGATTGAAATAGGTGGTGTTACCGAAGTTGAACTTGACAAGTTTAACTGTGTTTATAAGATACATGGCAAGGATTTATTAGAAAAAATAAGGAAACTGTGCTGATAAAGCACATGTATTAATTAAGGAGGATATATTTTATGGCAGCAGAAGTTAAAGAGATGGAAACAAATAAAACAGCTGGGACAGAAAAGGAAGGACAGCAGGAAAAAAACCAGCTCCTGGTTGTATTTAAAAAGCCTTTTGAATTTGAAGAGGCTGTTTATAAGGATGTGGATTTAAGTGGTCTTGAAAACCTCAGCGCAAGGGATATGATTGCAGCTAACAAGATTATGGAACGTAGCGGCACAACTAATGTAATTCCAGAGCTAAGCCTTGAGTATGCCTGCATCATATCATCAAAGGCTACAGGGATGCCAGTCGAATTCTTCCAGTCGTTACCACCAAAAGAAGCACTTAAAGTTAAAAACCGTGTAACAAATTTTTTATATGGCGAGGATTAAGCCCGGCAGACGGACAAGGTCTTCGTAAATTAACCATACATTTGTCAATTATCCTGCGGACAGGCTTAGATACATTGGAAAGCATGTCCGTTTTTGAGTTGGAAGAAATAGCCCGGGAGGTGGCGGAGGTTTATGGCAGCTAAGGGCGGCAAGGAAATGGAAATTGCTATAAAAATAGCAGGAAAGGTCCAGAGTTCCTTTAAAAGTGCATTAAATGCCGCAACAAAAGGTGTTGGCAGGCTTGGAAGCAAGATTGCAGATGTTTCAGGCAAAGGGCTTAAAGCCATACCCAAAGGCATTGGGACTGTTGCTAAAACAGTGGGTGCTGCTACCGCTGCCGCTGCTTCTGCTGTAGGGGCAATGGGTGTGGCAGCTGTAAGGACTGGTATGGACTTTGAAAAGTCAATGAGCCAGGTTGCAGCTACAATGCTTCTTGACAAAAGCACAGAAGAAGGACAGAAGGCTTTTGCAACATTAGAGAACGCTGCCAGACAGTGTGGGCGTGAGACAGCATTTTCTGCGACAGAGGCAGCAGAAGCCTTGAACTATTTAGCCCTTGCAGGTTATGATGCGGAAAAGGCAGCGGGTGCGTTGCCAACTGTTTTAAAACTTGCAGGGGCAGGTGCTATGGAACTGGCAGCTGCCAGTGACATGATAACTGACAGTATGAGTGCCCTGGATATTGAAGCGACACAGGAAAACCTGGAATCATTCGCAGACCAGATGGCACAGACGGCAAGCAAATCAAATACCAGTGTTGCGCAGCTTGGGGAAGCTATATTAACTGTAGGCGGTACAGCAAAGAACCTTGCTGGCGGCACTACGGAACTTAACACAGCACTTGGTATCCTGGCAGACAATGGCATTAAAGCAGCAGAGGGTGGTACACACCTGCGCAACATGATTCTGTCACTGCAAAGCCCACGTAATGCTGCTGCTGCTGCAATGTTTGAAGACATGGGGCTTTCTGCCTATGATGCAGCAGGGAACATGCGGAGCCTTGGTGACATATTTGGCGATATCAATAAATCACTTTCAGGTGCTTCCACACAAAAGGTAGATGAAACACTTTCAACTATATTCAAGCTTACAGACCTTTCATCAGCAAGGGCTATGCTGGCAGCAACAACAGATTCTGTTAAATCTTTGGGGGCAGTGGTTGATGCATCACTTGCAGGAAGCGGTACCAGCATATCCAAACTTGGGATTGACCTTAAAAAAATGGCAAAAGAATTTGATGCAGCAACATCACAGAAAAAATTTGCCCAGGACATGAAAAAACAGTTTAACATGACTGGTGAACAGGCAGGGGTCTTGTTTAATGGGTTACAGTCGCTTGCATCAGGTACAGGGAACCGTTTTGATGAATTAACAAAGGCGGTTGAAGGCAGTGCAGGCGCATGTGCAGATATGTATGCAATACAGCTTGATAACCTTAATGGTGATATAGATATCTTAAAATCAGGGCTTTCAGATTTAGGGATTAGTATATATAAAGACCTGAATGCCCCGTTAAGGGAAATGACACAGTTTGCTACGCGTATGGTAAGCCAGCTCTCCTTTGCGTTTTATGAACAGGGCATGGAAGGAATGGCAGGTGCAGCAGGGAACTGTCTTTCAGCAGCAGTAAATGCACTTATAGGCTATGCACCAAAAGTAACAAGCCTTGGCATAAGCCTTTTAGAAAATTTTATAGACGGGATAACAGGGAACTCTGGTGAAATTGCAGGTGCAGCATCCAGGGTTCTTTCTGTTTTTACAGAAGGACTTTTTAAACTTGTCCCTAAAGTAATTACAGCAGGACTGGATTTAATTTTGCAGTTCACACAAAGCATAACAGGGGAACTCCCACAGCTTATGGACAGTGGTACGCAGGCGGTAACAAACCTTGTGGATGGCATTGTTTCCAGGCTGCCAGAAATTGTACAGACAGCTGTAAGCCTGGTGGAGAATTTAGCTCTTGGGCTTGTAAAAAATGCACCTGCACTTATATCGTCAGGGGCAAAGCTTTTATCAGGCCTTGCAAATGCACTTACAAGCCTGCTGCCACAGGTTGCACCAACAGGCATAGGAATAGTCATGCAGATAGTGCAGTCTGTCATTTCAGGTCTGCCGCGTCTTGTAAATGCAGGTACAAACATATTAACGAATATTGTAAATGGCATTGCACAGCATCTTCCAGCAGTTATAACAACAGCACTGGCAGTTATACAGACCTTTGTAAACAGCCTTATACAGAACACGCCACAGCTTTTAACAGCTGCAATACAGCTCATAGGAAGCCTGGTGCTTGGCATAGTACAGATGCTTCCTGCAGTTATACAGATGGGTATACAGTTAATTTTAAGCCTTGCACAAGGCATATTGTCAAACCTTCCACTTATACTGCAGATGGGTACACAGGCTATATTAAATCTTGTAAGTGGCATAACGCAAAGTATACCAATGCTTATCCAGGGAGGTTTCCAGTTAATCACATCACTGGTGCAGGGGATAGCACAGAACCTTCCTGCTATAGCACAGGCAGCGTTTACAATTATACTCTCTTTGATAGGCGGGCTTATAACAGCAATACCACAGTTATGGGCAGCTGCTAAAAGCCTCCCGGGGGCTATATGGGATGCCATTATTTCAGTTGACTGGCTTGAAGTAGGATGGGATTTAATAAAATCTATCGGTCAGGGTATTATAGATGGTGCGCTTAGCATTGGTGACAGTATTATAAACACAGTTAAAGGCTGGTTCGGGGGCGGTGATGATGAGGCTGCTTCTAGTGGTGCATCTGCCGCACAAAGTTATGCTGCAGGGATGGGCAGTAAAGGGTTTGCTAAAAGTGCAGTGGCAGCAGGGTTTGAATCAGGTGCTTTTGATGGTCTTAACACTGCTGGTGCAGAAATGGCAGGTACACAGGCAGGTGAAGCATTTTCAACTGGTTTAAACAGCAGTATGGCATCATCCAGCCTTGATACAGCAGGTTTTAATGCAAATATGGCAAGTGCAGGTAATGCAGGTGCAGAAGCCTTAAGTAATGGATTTAATACAGGTCTTGCAGGGATATCTGTTGATGCGGCCAGCCTGGTGGATACTTCATCAATGGCAGAAGCAGGTAATGCAGGCGTGTCAGCGGTAATAGATGGCATGAATAACAGCCTTGCAGGGGCTAGTGTTGGCATAGGGGCAGCAGCGGTAGATACATCAGGGATTAATGCTGCTTTTATGGATGCAGGGGTTTCAGGTGCAGATGCAATAAGTACAGGAATGACAGGAAACAGCCAGTCAGTAATACAGGCGGCTTCCTCCCTTGGGATGGAAGTAAACACATCAATGGATGAATCATGGAAAAAGATGGAACAGGGTACACAAACCGCCATGCAGAAGTTAACCTCAACTGTTACAAATGCGGCACGTTCTGCAGCAAATGCGGTAAAACTGGCATTTGAAAACATGTCAATAACAATCCCTAAACCTAAACTGCCTGTCATTTCAGTGGATTACAAAACGAAATCTTATGGAAATGGCGGGAATATAAAAGTCCCTGGTTTCAACGTGGCATGGAATGCTGCAGGTGGTATCTTTAACAGGCCTACCATATTTAACACACCAGCAGGGATGCAGGGTGTTGGAGAAGCAGGACCAGAAGCAGTCCTGCCGCTTGATATGTTGTGGGCAAAAATGAAAGAAATTTTAAATGATGCTGTCACAATTAATGATGGAAGCTCTGTTATTAATTCACTTTTGGAAAAACTGAAAGGTACAGGGAATAATAATAGCAGGAACACACCAGAACTTGCAGGTGCTGGCGGGGTTAATATACAATACAGCCCTGTATATAACCTTTATGGCAGTGCAACAAAACAGGATGCCATTGAGGCAGGACGTATAAGCATGGCAGAGTTTAAAAAGCTGATGAAACAGCATGAAAAGGATTTAAAGAGAAAAAAGTTATAGGAGGATGGCATGTCTGGGACATACACTACAATACAAGGTGAAACCTGGGACAATATAGCCCTTAAAGTATATGGCAGTGAAAAATATACATCTTTTCTGATGGGAAACAACTATCCACATCTGGATATACTGGTGTTTCCATCTGGGACTGTATTAAAAACCCCAGATTTGCCAGAAGAAACCAGTGTGGGGCTTCCGCCCTGGCGTGATGGTACAGAAGATGATGATGATGTGGATCCATATGATGACTACAATGATGAAGATGAGGCGGATGAGGAATGGCAGTAAAAAAAGACACACCCAGGCAGGTGGCTGTAAAGGTAGCATATTCAAAAAAAGTAAAATCCAGGAAGGCAGGCGGGACAAAGAAACGTCCTGCTGCCGTCATGGCAGAATATAATGAAGGTTTTACATATACAGACCCTGCATCAGGGGAGAGTGATACTATAAGCATAACCTTAACCAATACAGACCTGCGCTGGGCAAAAAAGTGGATTCCTAAAAGAGGTGACAAGCTTACAGCTAAAATAATAGAAAAAAGCTGGGATAAGGCAGGGCAGGAGAAAACATTTTTCTGTGGGAAATTTTGTCTTGATGATATAAGTTACAGCGGACCGGAGCTTACATGTACAATTGGGGGCGTGTCTGTACCAGACGGGAATGCTTTCCGAAGCACCCAGAGAAACAGGACATGGAAAAAGGCGGTTTTAAAAGAAGTAGCGTCAGAAATAGCTAAGAGATACCATCTTAAATTAGATTATACAGGCGGCACAGTAACACTTGGGACTGTGGAACAAAATAATGAAACTGACAGCAGTTTCTTAAAAAAATGCTGTGAAGATTATGGCATGGGCATAAAAGTTTACTGTGGGAAGATTGTAATTTATGACAAGGCAGAGTTTGAAGCAAAAAAGCCTGTTGTTACAATAAAAAGAGCAGACCTGCAGAGCTGGTCTTACAATACTACAATAACAGGTACATATACAGGTGCATCAATAAAGTACACAAGTGGCAAGGATGACAAGGAAATAAAGTGTGTTGTTGGTGGCGGGAAACGCATATTAAACATAAATGAAAAGGCTGAAAGCCTTAAAGAAGCACGGTTAAAAGCCTGTGCAAAAGTAAATTCTGAAAATGAAAAAGCATCTACAATGACAGCTACAATAATGGCAGATATACGCATTGCAGCAGGCTGTACTGTAAAAATAGCAGGGCTTGGGCATTTAAGTGGTAAATACTTTGTTGACCAGGTAACACATAACCTGGAGGCAGACGACGGTTATACAATGGATTTGGAATTGCACAGATGCCAGAAGCGCATAAGCCAGGTATCAACGGTAAAGACATTAAAAAGCAAGGAAAAAACTGCAAAAGCAGGAAAGACGCCAGATAAGGACAAAACACAGGAAGCAGGGTTTAATACTGGTGATAAAGTTATAGTAAATGGCAATGCCTACTGGGGAGGTAACGGAGGCAGTGCCAAGTGTTATAGCAATGTACAGATGTATATTACACAGGTACTTGGAAACAGTTATAAATACCGTTACGGGGTTGCAAAGCGTAAAGGCGGCACAAGGCTTGGCTGGTGCGCAGAAGACAGCATAAAGAAAGCATAGACCAGGAGGTGGTAAAGCTGGATAAAGGCGGGAACAGGATTGGTACTGTAAGCAGTTTTGACAAAAAAACAGGTATGGCAAGTGTACTGTATAGCGACAGGGATGGTGATGTTACACAGATGCTTCCGTTTGCAACATTTAACGGTGAGTATAAGATGCCTGAAACTGGTTCAAAAGTCCTTGTTGTACATCTAAGTAATGGGAGTGAAATGGGAATAATCCTTGGCACATACTGGAACGAGGGCAACCCTGCAGAAGGACACAGCACATACCATAAACATCTGGGGGATGGTGCTTCCTTTGATTATGACGCTGGTACAGGAGTGTTAAACATATCTGCAAAGCATCTGGAATTTATATCCGCAGACGACAATGGCAGTTTTACAGCTGAGGGGCTTATGGCAGATATAAGGGCAATTAAGAAAAAACTGGATATGGCATAGGAGGCATAAAGTGGCAAAAACAGGAACTATCGGGGCTGTTATGACAGGGAAATTTAAAGGGGTTTCTGATGGTACAGGGACATTTTTAGGAAGTCCTGCCGGGAAAAATGCCGGGACTTCTATGGGTACTATTGGGAATATCGGAAAAGAAGTAATATTTAAAACCAGTGATAAGAGGATACTTAATTTTACAAAAATGCAAAGGACTGTCAAGGGACGGTGGGCATCACATCCCAGGGTAAAAAAGAAGCCTAAAAAACAGTTTTTAGGTCCTGATGCAGACAGCATAACATTTACTATTGAATTAAATGCCATGCATGGGGTGAAACCACGTAAGACAGTAAATAAAATAGAGAAATTAATACGTACAGGGAAACCACAGACAGTCGTTATTGGCAGGAAAAAAG